ATAAATTACGCCTACGCCGGAACATCCATATAGCATGGGATTTGCCTGCGCTTGACCTCACCGACAAACTCAGAGAGGTCACGCGCTACATCAAGCCATACAAAATCATGTGCTATGTGTTGGTAGGGTTCAACTCCACCATTGAGCAGGATATGTTTCGGATTGAAACACTTCGCTCCTTCGGCATCAAACCATACGTCATGCCTTACCGCGATTTTGAGAACAAACGCACGCCATCACAGTATGAAAAAGACCTCGCCCAATACGTCAACAAACCTATGATATTCAAATCCTGCTCTTTTGATGAGTTTACGCCACGCAAAGGGTTCAAATGTTCATCATATCTTAAAAACAAATCGTAATCATGACACAATTTTATGACCATCAGCTTAAAGCAGAGCCTATGACTGCGGGAGAGTTACGCAAGAAGATCAAGAATCTACCTGCTGACACGCCAATCTTTCTTGTGACGGACAAGACGAGCAAGGACGCATGGGATGAGGAACGGGATCGATGGCGGTATGCCGTGCCACTCGTATATGTCGAGAGGGAGAGGAACCGAGCCGAGGGCATGTTTGATGAAGATGAATTATGCCTTCTTCTTGAAGTGGAAAATCCATAATTACAGCCATCATGAAACTCTACATATCAATACCAATCAGTGGTCGACCGCTCCATGAGGCCAAATATCAGGCAGAGTGTGTCAAGGCCAGGTTGGAGCCACACGGCCATGAATGTGTTACCCCCTTTGACGTATGCCCCATGCCGGATAAATCCTATGCCTACTATATGGGCCAGGACATAGAGGCTCTGTTGGCCGATGACATAGAGGGCGTGGTCTTCGGTTCCGGCTTTCATAACTCAAAGGGCTGTCGGCTGGAACACGCCGCCGCCCAAATCTACGGCAAGCACATTGTCTATCAATCGTGCTTCTATATGCTGAACTTCGACACATTAACCATAACACAATCAAAATCACAATGAGAAAAAAGTATCGTATCAAACGGGTCTATGAGTGGGTTCACACACAAAATCGGCATTTATATTGTCCGACATACATAGTTCAGGTTCATATCCTATTAGGAATCTGGATTAGTGTAAAATCTTTCAGAGATGAAGAAGATCCGGATTTTGCCCGGCGAGAGGCAGAGGAACTGTTAGACAAACTAAACGAGAAATAATCATGAAAGTAGTAATCACCGGCGGCGAGGGCTTTATTGGCAAGGCTCTCGCCGCCGCTCTCTCCAGACGGGGCGTTGAGGTCATAAGTATTGACCGAACAAAAGGTATTGAAGCCAAAGATTTCTTCGATACCATTCCAAATCTAAACGATGCCGACTGTGTATATCATTTGGCCGCACAGACATCTGTATTCAACACCAATAACCATCTTATCATACACGACAACGTAGAAACGTTTATGGCCGTGTGTGATGCCTGCAAGCGTGCCGGCGTAAAGCTGGTGTATGCATCATCTTCCACGGCCAACAGCCCTAACACGACATCACTTTACGGCATATCCAAGCGTTTTGACGAGGAATATGCCCGGTGCTACAATCCACAAGCCACCGGAGTCCGTCTCCACAACGTCTATGGGCCGAATCCGCGTCAAGGTACTCTTCTTTGGCACTTACTCAATGACAACCCGGTTCGGCTCGTAAACTGTGGTCGCAACGTGCGGCACTTTACCTACATCGATGATGTTGTGGAGGGTCTAATCTATGCCTATGGCTGTAACAAGCAGCTCATCAACATCGTCAACCCGGAGGAAACCAGCGTCTATGATTTCGCTTTGGCAGTCCAGGAGCATAACTGCACTGAAATAACGCTACTTACCGAAAAACGGGATTTTGACAAAATCGCCCAAACGGTTGATGATAGCCTGTTTACTGTACCTTTGCAATACACGCCTGTTGAAGATGGCATCAGGCGCGTATTTGAGACAATCCACAATGGCACGGCGCAGTAGAATCATACGAATGGATAAGTGGGATGTTCCTACCTCTCGGCCTCGGCTGAAAGGTGGGAATATCCCTCTTTGTGATTTGACAGCACGCACGGCAATCCATCAGCTCGGATCTCTGGTGTATTTCTCGCAGTACAAACGAACCAAGCATGGCACACCGTTCAGCGAGATTAAGCAGTCGGCCGACATAGCGGCCTTATTTGCCGACGCTGCGGCCAACTTCATTGAGCGTCTTGTCAACAATACGGAAGACTGGTGTATTATCACCACTCCCCGGCGGCGCCATGCAGACGGGTTCCACTTTGCAACGGCGGTATGTGAGAGGATATCAATCCGTCTCGGCATTCCGTTCTATGCCGATGCTGTTCAGTGTATCAACCGCAACCGTCTGGAGCCTGACTTTCATCTGCTCCGGCCCATAGCCGAGCGGCGGGTGATAGTCTATGATGACATCATCACTACCGGCACCACATTAACGGCAACTGCCGCGTTACTCGGTGATCGTGATTTTGTTCTCAGCATCATAGGCATCAATAACCGCTAAAATCCACTCTCCCGGCCATGAATTTTACTCAATCCCCACCATGTTTTGGAAATAAAAGTTCAATAAACGAAAGCAAAACGGCCAAAAACGGCAATTTTTGGAGCATATCCGGAAAATTTTTCAAGGGCGGGAGAAAGACAAAGCATGAATATGAACAACAGCAATCCATTCTATCTATTTTTTCTTTGGCTGTTATCCGACTACAATTTCAGCCTCTGATTATATACAATTTTATTCCCGAATTATATAAAACCTCTCATACATCATCACAATGGCACGAAAGAAGAATAAACACGGTCTTACCGCACAACAGGAGCTGTTCTGTCAGTACGTCGTAGATGCCTACGGTACCGACACAAGAGGTGTTCTTGTTACAGCATACCGAAAAGCCTACAACTGCAAGAATGACGCTAAGGCAAGCACCCATTACACATCGGCATCTTTGCTGATGAGTGACCCAAAGATAGCCCAAAGGGTTGAGCAACTGCAAGAGGAGCGCGCGAGACTCGCTACAATCAGCCGGGAGCGCATCATCTCCGATGATGTAAAGATACTCGACCTCGACCCATTGACACTCTGGATAGAAGATGAGAAAACGCACCAATGGAGAATGCGCTACCTCCACGAGATACCCAAAGAGATACGCCGCCTGCTGAAGTTCACACGCAATGGCAAGAGGCTTGTCCCCGATGTCGATAAAGATGCCGCCAAGAAAAGGCTTATAGACGTGCTCGGCTACGCCTCTGCCAAAGACCTAAACATAACCACCCACAACAGCGTATCGGGAGAGCTGCGCATTGGTTTTGACGATGATCAAGAGTAATGTGAGTATAAGCAAAATCGCATTGTTCGATTGCATATTATCAAAACAGGTGGAAAAATCCCCGGGAAAATACAAAACCGCGTAAGCAAAACGCCCTGTAATCCTTTCAAAGTATCAAGATCAATGCAAATCAATTTCAAGAAGCTCAACCCCCTCGGCTTCCATCTGATGAAATTGCTCCAGGATGTGGCCATACGACTGATAATTCTGTTCGGCGGTTCATCTTCCGGCAAATCATACAGTGTGGCACAGCTTATTCTCATCATGACCTTATGGGACGGTGAGAACACGCTCGTAATGCGTAAGGTTGGGGCGTATATCAGCAAAACCATCTACGAAGATTTCAAGGTTGCAGCCAAGCAGCTCGGCATTTTCAGTCTGTTCAAGTTCAAGGACGGGGTGAGGCAGATTATTTGTATACCGAATGGGGCCAAGATTGATTTCGGCGGCCTCGACGACCCGGAAAAGATAAAGGGTATCTCCAACTACAAACGTGTCGTACTTGATGAATGGTCTGAATTTACCAGCGAGGACTACAAGCAGGTTCGTAAGCGTCTGCGCGGTAAAGTAGGCCAGCAGATTATCACAACATTCAATCCCATCAAGGAGACGCACTGGATAAAGAAGGAGGTATTTGATATAGAGAAGTGGCATGATGTTCCGATGGAGATAGAGATTGCCGGGAGGAAGATACCCTCACAACTTACTGCCGTGAAATCAATACGGATGAACGAGGCGAAGATGATTCTGAACCCTCGCACAAAGGAGATAGAGGAACACGCCCCCGACACTGTTGTTATCCAGTCCACCTACCTTAATAACTTTTGGGTTGTCGGTTCGCCGGACGGAACATACGGCTACTATGATGAACAGTGTATCGCCGACTTTGAGAAAGACCGTATCAACGACACCGACTACTACAACGTGTACGCGCTGGGCGAATGGGGTGTTATCCGTACAGGTTCCGAGTTCTTCGG